TGGTAATGGAGGAAATGGTGGAGCAGGAGAGACTAACCAAGGTAAAAGAAAAGTTAAAAGTTTTAGATATCCCACAGATACTCTAACAGAGACCAGTGACTACATGCAAATTCAGGTGGTAAAGTACACCCCACCTGGAATTGGTCTTCAAGGTGGTGATGCAGTAAATTCCCTTAAAATTGGAGCGGTATTCACAGGGGCAGCAAATAATAGTGAAGTATCTAATAGAAAGAGATCAAAGGAAAAAACACTTGCATTTATTCAGTTACCGATTCCAGCAAAAATAGGTGATAGAAATATTGCCTCTTGGAATAATGGGCAGATGAATGCCGTAGCTCAATTTGCAGGAGGATTTGTTAATGAATTAATGGCAAATCCATCTGGATCTCTAAACCCGCTGGATTACCTTAGAGAAGGTCTTACAGCGATACAGAATGCTGCCAAAGGAATAGCGGGTAATGCTGGTGGGTTAGTAAATCTTGGTCAAGATTTTCTAACTAACATGGCAATTAATATGATTCCTGGAGCCAATGTTAGTTTTAACGAGTTTCTGGCAAGAAACAGAGGAGTCGTAGTCAATCCAAATATGGAGTTCTTGTTTAATGGACCTTCCTTAAGAAACTTTGGATTTATGTATACCTTTGTTCCCAGAAACCATAAAGAAGCAGAGGAAGTAAAGCAAATTATTAGAACTTTCAAGCAGGCAATGTCTCCAAGGTCCAATATTGATGCCTTTGGAAAAGATCAACTTTTTGGTGGGTTTTTGCAGTCACCAGACGTTTTCAAAATCAGATACATGTCTGGAAACAAAGAACATCCGTTTTTGAACAAATTTAAGTTCTGTGCAATGACACAGTGTGAAGTTCAATATAATGGAGCTGGTCAGGGTTATGTGTCATATGATGATGGCACACCTGTTGTTATAACAATGCAGCTAGCATTCACTGAATTGACACCTGTTTACCATGAAGATTATGATTCAGAGTTCGGTAGAGGAGGTGTTGGATTCTAATGGCTTACTTTAAATTTTTACCAAATATTGAATACTTATCACCACTTGATAGCCCCAATAATGACGCTAGAGTCACCGCTAAAAATTTATTTCGTAGAGTAAAATTAGTTGATAATGCTAACATTTTAGATACCGCATATCTATTTGATAAGTATATCATTGAAGAGGGAGATAGACCTGACAATGTTGCACTGAAAATCTATGGTAATTCAAACTTTGACTGGTTAGTTATCTTTAGTGCTGGTATCGTTCACCAAAGAGACGAATGGCCTCTTTCTAGTCAGCAGTTGTATGACTTTGCAGCAGACAGGTATGGAAATGATCTCAATGCAATCAAGTATTATAGGACTACAGAGGTCAAAGATTCCAGTGGTCGTTTGATTCTGCCCGCTGGAAAAGTTGTGGATAAAGAATTTACGATTCCAAATCCTGATCTCACAACATCAATCCTAAATCCTGTGCAGGGAGTGACCAATTATGAATATGAGTATGAAGAGAACGAAAAGAAGAGAGAAATTAATCTAATCAAACCAACGTATAAACAGAAGATCGTTTCAGAACTTGCAGGTATTCTGGAATATAAACCAGACTCTTCTCAATACATTAATTCTTTCCTGAAGACTACAGAAAACATCAAGAAAAAATCCCCCTGATTTCTCAGGGGGATCAAGGGTCAGAACTCTGCCAGTTTTTGGAAGTAACTCAGAGTATCATCCTCTTCTTCAGTAGTAGAGGAACTCAGAGAACTCAGTTCGTCTTTCAAGTCTTGAGGGACAGGATTGGACTTCTCAAAGTTTGGTGAGAAATTTCCACGACCTTCACTTTCGTCCTCAAGTTCTTCATCCTGAACACGACGAGTAGGAGTATTACCAAGAACGTAGTTCAAACGCTTCTTCAGGTCTTCATAGGACTTGAACTGCTCGGGAGCAGTCAGTTCTGCAAGACTATACTCTTTCTTCCAGATCTCCTCCAGTTCGGAGTCATCCAGATCACCAAGGGTGCCAGCACGGGCAAACTCACTGGAGTCATAGTTCCAGTAACCTGCGACCTTCTTGATCTTGATCTTGAAGTCTGCACCTGCCCAGAAGTCGAAGGGGTTGATGGGATCTTCGTCTTCAAACTCAGGTTGCATGGCAGACATGACCTTATCAAAGATCTTCTTACCAAACTTGTAGAGGAACACCTGTCCTTCGTTGTGAGGATTGGCAGGATCCTTCACGACATAGATGTTAGCATAGTAAGAGAGTTTGCGCTTCTGCTTACGGGCAACTTCCTTATCGGAGTCAATCCCACTGTTCCACAGTTGAGAGTTCAGTTCCGACACGGGATCCTTCTGACCGAGAGTGGTCAGGGAGTTCTCGATGTACCAACCACCAGGACCTTGGAAGGCATGGGTGTACATCTTTGCCCAAGGCAAGTCTTCCCCTTCGGGAGCAGGAAGGAAACGGACGACAGCATAGCCGTTACCTGCTTTATCTACCTCGGGCTTCCAGAGACGATCGTCTCCAGAACCACCATTGCTGTTCATTTTTTCGACTTCCTTGACCAGTTTAGAGGTCAAAGAACCGAGACTGGATTGCTTTTTGAGATTTGCGAATGACATTAGATTTGGCCTTTGTACTTGTGTATTCTAGGATGCTGAGGAGTCTTTGTCAACACGACTGCGGACTTCATCAAGGGTCCTTTTCATATTACCGAATAGGACACCCACATCGGTGTTCTTTGGGAACCCCATCATTATAGCAGATGCTTGGATTTGTTCCTTCATCTGCACCGCATCTGGATCATCTCCCGCAAGGGAAAGACGAGTCCACATAATTTGTTGTTTTTCAATTAGTTCTTCAAGAAGCGTAAGATTATCTAGTTTCTCATTGTGTGAAAGAGAATCAAAAGAAATCATATTATTATAGATGTCTTCCTGAAGTCTATTAATCTCTGCGAGTTCTGCACGAACTACATCAGACTTAAAAAAATCACTCACAGATTATGCTCCTCAGAATTTGTTTGTGCTTCTGCACATCGATATTTAGAAAGGGTTCATACTTCTTAAGTTTGAGGGAAACCGAACCCCAAATAGGATCATCCAGTTGCTTATCAAACTTTTGTCTGAACTCAAATATTCTATCATAAATCACCAGAGTTTCTAGTGAAATTTTTCCACCAAGATACTTTTTTAACAGAGTTGGATGACCTTTCGAACAATCGAAAACATCCTCTAATTTTCTCTCCGAGAACAATTCGTTGCTTTGCTCTGTAAACAAGTAAGTCAAACTCTGATTCCTCTTGAGCCAGTTTTGATACTCTGTCTCTCCTTCTTTGATTAAACCACCAATCCATATCTTTTCTGGGGAATCGGATGAGCAAAAGTTTGCGATGAAATAGTTACGGACTTCTTCGTCCTTTTTCTGTCTAGAAAGTTTTTCGAACCAATACTTATCTTTACGCTTATTGAAAGCAGATACAGATGCTCTAGTTCTACCACCATACTGGAAAAAGTCATACTTCTCTTTTGTGAAGTGGTTCTTCAAAGACAAATATGTTTGATAGCAATCAAACGGAGTCACTGGAATTTTGTTCTTGTTCACGTTGCATTAACATCATTTGGTATCGTTCCATTGGAGAATAAGTGACATCATGATCGTAATAAAAATACTGACGACCGACACGAGGAACATCTGTCTGCCAACCATGAGGATCAATGAATCCACTTTGACTAGAAGTGTGATAATGAGTTACTTCTTCTTCGTCACCATCCCATCTCCAATCTGTGCAAGAGTCAACAGTAAGAATAGGGATGTAAGTGTGATTTGATGCCATTCTCAGGTGTGCATCATGCCACGAATCAAACACAATCATCTGAGGATCATCAAGTTCCATCTTTCTACCATTGGTAGAATGGAACATAAGATCAAGATTCATCTTGCTGATTTTATCTACCAGTGGTTTCTCACCTGCCTCACTATGACCAAAGAGATCATTGCAAATTAAAGTAGCGGCAGAAGGAACATAATATTGGTTTTCTGTTCTATCAGTCAATTCAATGACAGTGATAGGATCATTCTCTACCCTACCTAGAGCATGTTCCATATCGTTTAGGACGAAGGTCTTAAAGGTGGCACCAATGATATGACCATTCTTGTTGTAATGTCTAACCTCATTCCTACGAATGGTGCCCTTAGACTCATTTTCTTCAAAGTTTGTGCCTAGATGAAGGTAAAGATTGCACTTTTTTTGATGCTCTTCAATTTCTTTGAGTGCATCTTTAATCTCATCAATATCATTTTCCCATCCATTGAGGTATCCAGAAAGAGATGCCTCTGGTGTAAGGAGATGGTCAACCTCATTTTCCTTTGCCCAATCAAGCGCTTTCAGAATCTCTCTTTTGTTCGCTTGAATGTTGGTTCCTACAGGAATTTGAGCACCAGCGAGTCTAAGACTTTGACGAGGCATTTCCATGCCATGAGGTCCAGTGAAGTACATTATTAATCAATAGGTAAACGAGCTCTAGATGTTTTCTTCATGAAGTTCAATTTCAGTGCGTCACACTTAATTTTTTCCTTCAAAGGTTTGGAAATGATCTTTGACACTGATTCTACTTCAATGTTGTTCACTTCGCAGAAATGAACAATTGCATCTATGTAGTTCATGTCTTCTTCTCTTTGCACAATCCTCTCAATTTCCATCGCAAAGGTTGTAGCAGTGAGAAACTTCTGATCAAATACTTTTTTAAGTTCCTGTTCCATATTGGTTTAGTTTGTGTTCTACAAAGTTTTGGACGTATCTTGCAAGTAATTTAATATACTCAGTCTTTTCTTCACCTCTGATGACATACTCTACAACTTCGCCATTTTCACATGACATAAGGATAACAAACTTCTTGACAAGAATATCTGTCAACTCGTAGAACATACAGGCATATGCTGCTGCCTGTACAAAGTAATTTTCAATCCACTCTTTGGGTTTGGGTTTTGCTGCTGTCTTAAAGTCAATGACTGCCAACTCACCATCATATTCTGCAATGCAGTCAACGGTGCCAGCAATACCCAAGTGAAGACTGTAAAGACTGTCTTCCAAAGCGTGGATATTGTCAATCTTATTCAGATATGGTTTTGCTTGCTTAAACAAATACTCTGACAATGGTTGAACGGAAGGGAGTTCTTCATTCTTCAGGTAACTTTCAGCAAGAGAGTGCATATCAGTCCCACGGCTTGTTGCCTTTCTAGTAATCTGATTTGCTTTCTCTTCGCCTACTTTTTTTCTCCAATCAGCAAACACCTGCCGATTGTAAAAACTGGTGACCGAAGTAATGGACACCAGTTTCCGAAGTTCATCCTCTGTGGGAAGTTTATAGTAACGAACTCCATCAATACTCTCCCTCTCAAGTTGAGGGAGATTCACGTCAACAAAATTAAACATTAAAAACCCATTGCCAGTTTCTTGATGATATACTCCTTGACAAGTCCAGAACGAACAATATCTTCAGTGTCAAATTCGACGATATTGAATGATTCCATTTGCTCAATGATTTTCATGAAATCCATGATTCCATTTCTTTCATTAGATTTTGTCAAGTCGGATTGGGTGGCGTCACCACAGAACATAATTTTAGAATTGTCACCCACTCGTGTAATTATACTATCTAATTCGTGAAAATTCAAGTTTTGACACTCATCCACGATGAGAATTGCATCATCAAAGGTGGTTCCACGAACAAAAGATGTAGACCAGAAGCTAATCGTCTCCTGTGCCTTTAGATTACCATACAGCATCTCAAAGTCTGCATCTGTGGGCATCTCAAACATATACTTGACCATATTCTTATAAGGAATCTGGTAAAGTGCAGACTTGTCTTCATGGTCACCAGGGAGAAATCCAATCTCTCTTGTAGCGACCAAAGAACGAATGATGTAAATCTTGTTATAAGGTGTGTACTCGTTGAGAACGTCTTTTAGTGCATTATATAAAGCAATAAAAGTTTTTCCTGTTCCTGCACATCCATATAGAAAAGCATTCTGTCCTTTTTCGTATGCGGCAAAAAACTTTTTCTGGTTTTCAGTTAGAGGTTCGATATCAACCAATAAATCTTGGTTGATTGGTTTTCTCCTCTTCATTTGTTTTGCAGTATAACCAGCACCAACAGGTGAAACTTCAACAGACTTTCTCTTTCTGGGCATAAGTTTTAGTCGAGGGTTAGTTTTTGACGGTTTCTACCAGCTGTCTGTGCTTTTTTAAGCACATCATTCCAGCCAGGGTTTTTATTATACAGTTTATCCTTCCACTCACCAACTTCACCCACACCAGGTACAGTTGATGGATCAGAATAATCACGCAGCCAATCTGGATTGTCTGCTTTCCATTGATCCCAGTCATGAACACTCATGACTACTTCTTTTTGTTCACCAGTTTTCGTGTTTACTACAGGATAGGATGCCATGATGATAATAAAAAAGTATTTAGACCCACTCAAGTGCTTCAGACACTGCTGGGAAGACTTCGGTAAAAATCTTCTTGCACTCGTTTGCAATATCCATGTGTTCCTGCTGAGTGCCGTTAGCAGAACGCAGTTGGATATAGTGAATCCATGAGCGACATGAACCTGACATATAGAGTCTGGTTGGAGTTGCCAGAGGAAGTACAAAGCGAGCACACTCTTTTGCGATGCCCTCGTCCAACATTTGCTGATACAAATTCATTCCCTGACGGAAGTGATTTTGCATCAGAATCTCAAACCTTTGTTTCTTATGCTCGTCAACGTTATCAATAGAATTTTGACGATTCTTATGATCTTGGGATCGCAGTGCTGGGAGGGGAATCTCCTCGGAGAGTAAGGAAGAATCAGCATATCGTTGTGAGAACTCTTGATATGTGAACGAACGATGTCGCAAAATTTGAGCTGCCAGACCACGAGTAGTTTCAATCTCCAAAGTCATGAAACTCTGTTCAAATACAGACCAGTGATTGTGCTTGATGCAATATCCCAACAATTTTGCATAGTTAGGATTATCTTGATTGCTAGGGTTTGAGACTCTAGCAATATATGCCATATTCTCTTCAGGATTCGGTGTTGCTTGAATCAGTTTTACTTTCATTCTTCCTCATTTGTTTCAATTTCAATTGCTTTTTCGCTGCCTTTCTTGCTTTACGCATGAAAGTCAGTTCTCCTTCATTATACAACCATGGTTGCTTAAGTGCTTCTTTAGTTAATCTGATTGTGTCCTTGAGACGCATAGTAGACCTCGTAATACTTGATGATACCGTGTGTAATCATATTGCCCTGAGACACCCAATCATGGGCGCACTCATATATGCTCTGATTAGAATATTTAGGTGTACCATCTGGAGTCAACTCTGATCCAAATCTCTGCAGAAGCGTCTTCAAACATGCTTGTCTGACCTTCATCTTTTGATCAGAGTATCTCCAATCAGTCAGGGTATCCGTCATCGTCGTCAAAAATTTCGTCGTAATCGTGGTGAATTGTAGACAGTGTAGAAGATCCTCCATACATATCAACTCTTTCTTCTGCAACAGCACGGAAAGAGTCAACATCAGAATAAACTTCCGATTCTAGAGATTCAACCAAAAGTTTCAGATTTCGTACAATTAATTTTAACTTGTCTCTGTCCATGGCAGTCTAGTTTACTCATATTATAAACAAAAAAAGAGGGAAAGTCAATTCCCTCTCGTTACTAAGACTTTCTCAAGCCAGTCTTTCATGTGAATGCGATAACAGGACCAGTAGTAACATCCTCTGTATTTGAGTTGATAACACGCTGGTGGTCTATTATCTTTATCCATATCATCGTAATGATATCGATAATACTCCATCACTTGTTATAGGTGCGTCCACGATAGCAGAAAGTACCGTGAGTTTCCTTTGGTTCGTGACCACAGGTTTCGTAAACCACACCACGATATGCAGTGTGAGAAATCTGTGCATCGTGAAGAGCAGATGCCTTGTTGATCTGTTTTTTGATGAGAGTTAAGGTGTTCATGAGTTTACTCCTGAAATACTAGGGATTTTTAGCCCCGTTCCTTCAGTCGTTTGCGTCCCAATAGCACTCAGGTGCAGATTCCTTGACGGTCTCTACTAGTTCTACCTTCACAAGTGCAGGTAGATCATCATGCTTGGAAATCCGAATCATTAAATCATCGGCTTCCTTACATGTGAGCGTTGTGTATAGAAATAATTCTAACATGGGATGAACGCTCCGTTCCGCGACTTACTTGCGTCCTAGACCAGCATCTCATTGCACTCACCTTTTACCTTAGATCTAAGATAACCGATAAGATTATACTTGGATCTGGTGTCTAAATTGTCATCCATAAGGATTTCAATTCGTTGTTGTAGATACCTTTCACAACTCATATGCCACCCATAAGGTGAACTATCATTATGATGGGCTAAGGTAAATGCCAGTAGGATACTGAGCATTGGATGAACGACAAGGATATTATAGTCCTCGTTTCTATTTATGTCAACACTGTTGCAATCACTACATTTTGTATCATAGCGAACCCTACAGAGCAAAAAATTTGGGGAATTTTTTTTCCCGATATTTTGGATTATTTTTTCGATTTTGGTTTTGGGTCTTCTCCCCATGTCTTTGGGTTGGCAGTGCCTGGACCCCAGACAATACTCTTCAACCCCTCACGATACTTGTCCCAGTACATATCAAAGAGTCTCAATCTCTTTCCAGTTCTGGTCAAGTCATAGTATGTTTTCCCATCAATAACGTATGTAACCAAGTATGCATCATTAGGCAGTGACTTGTCATTGAGCTGCCTGGTGTTAGCGTTCTGATGGAGCACGGTACAACCGTAGATTCTTTTACAATCTTGCAGTTCCTCCGCAGTCCACAGATCGTTATCAGCCACGGGATCCCCAGATGATGTCGGGATAGGCTTCTTTAACAGTGTTGTGGGTGATTTTGTATCGTTTTCCAAGTTGCTTATCCTTTACTAGACAAAGACATTCAGCTTCTTCTGGGTGAAGCGACTCAAGAAGTTGAATGAACATAGACTCCCTACGAGTGGTCTTCAGAGAGTCATTACCCCCCTTCACAAAGTTATAGAGGATTCTATACTGACTGTTGAGTCTGCTTACACCTTCACCAGTCTTATTGTCGTTAGGGGTGTAAGGAACCTCACCATCGGGCACCGCAGACTCAATGGTCTCATCAAAATTCCAAACAAAAAGATGAATCAATGCAGGACTTCTATACTCTTGCAAGATAGAGATCTTTTCTGCTTTTGTTTTTGCGTTTGAAACTTTTTGAAATACCTCAGTTACAAGAGGATTGGGGGGCAATTTAGCCATGATTAAACTCCAAAATAATTAATCTTCTTCTTCAAAATCGTCATCATAAGTGAATTTGAATGCAATCAATGAATCATGGATGACGTTTCCATTTTCATCATACATCTCTGGGTGCATTGTTGGTTGTTCAGTTGCATTATACAACAGATACTCTCTGGTTGTCCATCCAACCACTCCACCAACCAAGAACGCCATGAACGCAACTAACGTTCCAAAAACAAGACTGACTGCTAACATTTTAGTTCTCCTGGAACTCCCTAATTGGTCGTTCCTCAAGGGAACAACCACTTTACTTAAAGTGTGAGTTGTTCCTCCATAACTTAAAATTTATTTATACTATTATAACAGGTTTTGCTCCTGAAGGAAGTGCAATGTGTCTTTGCATCCTCCAATGTGTTGGTTGTTGATTGAAACCTGTGGGAAAGTGGCACCCTCACCAAACTCTTTGTAGAATTGCTCCTTAGTAAAGTCCTCTTCATACTTATATTGAATGTAATCAATGTGAAGAGTATCAAATAACATTCGGACTCTTTCGCACCATTGACAATTATCTTTGGAATAAAAAACGGCTTTCATTTTAGTCTTTTGATTTACTTCCATGGTTCTCCTAAGACCCAGGTCACTAAACTATATCTAGTCCCTCTCGTAACTGGAGAGACTTTGTGCATTGTGAAACTCGGAAAAACAATTGCAGATCCCTTACCACAAAACTCTTTAGGGGTGTATGGTTCAGTTTCTCCTAGTTCACCAAAAGTATCAGAAATATATGTAGGGTCGGAGAACATCAACTCTCCACCGTCATAATCTTCTAGATCCGACAAGTTTATAGTGATGCTAATCTTTCTTACTTTACCAGCATAATCACTGATGCGTTTTGATCCTTGATATGCACTTGGATGGTCTGATCCTCCGTCAGCGTGCCAACTGTAGTGCCCACCGACTTTGTATTCTGTGAACTGAAGTTTCTCACACACAGATACATCCCAGTTCCAACCAGCACCCTGATTTGCAACCTCGACTATCTCTTGAATCTTTTCATAAATCCAGCGATCATCTAGCCATGCAATGTTGCAGTCTCTGGCACTCTTATTGACTTGTTTATTCAAACTATCAGCATATACTTTCCCCACATTCTGATCATCAGACTGTCGATTAAGTATAGAAGTTCCCTTCTCTATAATTTTATCACACTCTTCTTCACTAAAGATGTAATCAAAATGCCAATAAGTAGTCTGTAAGTGCATGATATATTTCTCGCAAGTAAATTATAAATGTAAAAGATAGAGATGTCAAGCTCTAAAGTTAGTTCTTGAAGAATTGAAGTCAACAGATGTTACACCAACACCAGGATCTCCATAGTCTGTTGGACCAGCAGAGGAGAAACTGACATTTGGATTGCTTCCACCTGTATCACCTTGCGAACTTATAGCGATGTTCGTAGATGTAGAGTAAGTATAGTTTCCATATGTGCCCTGACCACTTCCATCAGAAGGAACTCTCCAAAGAATTAACACATTTTGTGCAGATCCAATTACGCTTTCGTCTGTCTTAGAGAGATAAACAAGATGACCACCATCACTTGAATCAAGTCTCAAGACTCCCTCTGGATTACCATCACTTGTTTTGTTTGAGGCATCACCGACCATCTTATTCTGCCACGCAATGCTACCATCGGTAACATCAAACTTGATAAAATGAGTTACCTCTTCAGTAGATTGAATGACAGCATAGCAGTAATCACCGTCATAAACATAGGTTCTAGCCTTAGCAAAGTCAGTTGTTGCTCCAGTAGTAGAGTCTGTAATCGTCCACCCAGCAACGTAACTCAAACCATCATTGAGAACAAAATACGTTTGAGTATTAGAACTACTTCGTTGAGCTGATGCTAGAAGATTCGTTCCATTAGTCTTGATACCTCTGAATCTCCATAGGTTACTGTTGCTCCCAATGTAAGTATTTTTAATTCCAACCAAAGAGTCTGCTCCTAGTCCAGTCTTAATAATGGCTGAGTATCCACGTTGTCCGACGTTTGGAGTGAAAGTAACTCCTCCAGATGTCTGCATGTAAAAGTGAGTTCCTAACTTTGCAATCTCTCCAAATCTGAGACTGGCAAGTCCTGATGGACCACCATTAAATGCATGACTAGTATTTCTTGTGCCATCAGATGCATCAAAGGTATATGAAGATCCTCTATGAATACCACCTGGTGGATATGGTCTTGGGTAGTCAGCAAATCCACCCATCACAGCGTCTCCACTGCCATTAAAATTTACATCATAAGCGTAGTCAGATCCATTACTATCATTTGGATAAGCCCAACGTGTCTGCCATTGTTTTTCACCACTAGAGTTTAGTTTAGTGAGAAATCCACTATTGTTATAAACACCAGATCTATTAACTGACCCAGCAATAAAGATATTATCACTATCATCTAGGTTTACACCTTCAATCCTATTAGATACATCATCAGTTGATGCACCATTAAAAGCTTTCTCCCAAACTACCTTACCAAGTTTAGTTAACTTCGTGACGTAGATAGCTGTAGTCACAGCTGCATTTAGATATCTCACTCCACAAACAATGTAGTCACCGTTGCTATCGATGTTGAGTGATAGATAACTACTGCTACTTCTGAATATGTTCGTGTTATCTCCTATGATAAGGAGCCATTCTTTACGATCATTCTCATGCACCAGAGTCCAAGTATCATCTTGTTTTTTATAAACTTGATTCGCTGCTTTCCATTGACCACTATCTTTGATAAACAACTGAGTTGGAGTCACCCAGTTCCCATCATCATTTACATAAAGATTGGGCATAATTAATTACCTGTATAATACCAAATGTCACCGTTGTGACCCACAGAGTTACTTCCTGGTGTTGATGCGGCAGAAACATAGAAAGAACCAGAAGCATTACTCGTAGAACCGATGGTGATACTTGATCCAGTAGATACGATTGGATTGATCCCACTATAATTTTCTTGATAGATTGTTCTAGCAGGTGCCGTGATTGTTACTGCAGCACCAGAGACAGGACTTACATCTAAGTTCTCACCAAAGTTAACGGTTCCTGCTGTTCCAACGACAACTCCATTATCTTTTACCTCAATACCACCACCAACACCAGTAATGTTGGTTAGACCAGAACCATCACCAACAAATTGAGCAGCAGTGACAACTCCGATCGTTTGAAGATTACCCTGAGCAGTGATTGTGATAGCAGTTCCTACTCTAAAGGAATATCCTGCTCCGACTTTCAAGTCAGACTTAACTGTACCACCGATAGAAACATCGGTGCTGATTGCGACTTCAACAGCGTTGATGTTTAAGTTGTTAACACTATCAATCTTCGGTGTACCACTGACACCGATAAGATTAATTTTCTTTGCACCAAAACCCTTTTCTGCCATGACAGTTCTTTATTGAATATTTATCTTGAGATAGTAATACCAGTCATTGCAACACCTTGAAACGCAAGTAACACATCATTATCTAACGCTGCTGGTGGATCAGGATCTGGATCAGGATCTGGGTCGGGATCTGGATCAGGATCTGGTGGAGTGACTGTGTATGGATTGTATGCAATCCTCGTGCTGGCACCTCTCAAATTGTAGGAACCAGTCCAGTACGCAGTATTAGTATCAACAGCGTCATCATCTTGATAAAGATCCGTTCCAACCTCTTGAGTTGCGTGACTATTTAACCAAGTTTTCACGTCTAAAGAACTAGATGATGGTCTAGACTCCATGTATAAAGCTATGAGACCTGCTGCAACAGGAGCAGCAGCACTGGTTCCATTGAAAGATCTATCGTAGAACCGAGTATCATCTTGTCTCTGGTAATTTTGATTACGTCCAGTTGATGTAGCAGCGATAGTTTCATCAGCAGGTGCCCAGAGATCGATGCCAGGACCATTATTAGAATAAGATGCCTGCCTCTCTCTGTAATCAGAAAGAATAAATTCATCCATTGCACCGACACAAATGACTGGATGGAAGTCAGTTCCACTATCAAATCCAATCCCTTGAGGATTCATCCAGTCCCTGTGATTACAAGGCACAGTTCCTGCGGGAAACTCTGCCCTGGGATCCGTAGTTCCAAAATAATTGTCAGACATATAATTCAAACGATCTGGATCGGTAGCACCAATTCCCAGTCTCTGATTATTATTACCTGCTGCTGCCACATAGATGACTCCTTCTGCCATCATCTCATTAGCAGCAGTGTCGATCGAATTAGAACGTGATGAAGTTGACCAAGACTTATATGCAAAAAGAATCTGATTATTAAGACCGTTCTTCATTGCCGTTACTAAATCTGTAGTCGCAACATTCCCATTAAAGGTTCCTGTTGTCCCTCTAAACTTATAACTTACTACACTACCACCATAGAATGCCGCTTGATACCCCCAACTACCATTTGCAACCGTGGGATTCTTAACACCAGTTTCGGAGTTTACTGGTTTGTGCTTGTGAAAAATCTTCAGTAGGTCATAGTTAGCTTCAATACCCATGCTAACATTGTCAGAAATACCAGGAAGATTCCAAATGTTTGCTTCAAATGCCAGTCCATAAGTCTTACCAGCAGCAAGAGAAGCACAGGCAGTTCCATGACTACTGGTTAAACTATTAACACCGTCTAGTCTATCTCCCACTGCTCTAGCAGCGGTGTAAGT